TGTCATTTTTTAGTTTTAAAAGTAGTGTAATTATTCACTATATAAATTACAAATTCTCTCATGAATATACTATCTCCTTCGCTCTTATACCATTCAATCGCAACTTTATGAAGGTCGGACAAAGTACCGTGCTTAGTAATTATATTACGTCTGTTTGGTAAATCTAATATTGGCTGTATTAACATAACTTACTTTCTTTTAACCATAAGTCAATTACAACTTTTGACTTGTTTAAATCACTTTCAAACTCTCCTTTTTTTTCTGAACGTTCTAATCTTTTAACGATATCAAATAAATAAGCATTCCAACCTCGCTCCTTTGCTATTTTGTATAAAGTTCCGTTATCGTTGTTATAATGTTTAGGTATATCCGTATTATTATTAGATATAGTAAACGAACTTGTACTCCAATAATCTACTTTGCCAACATGATTAAACTCATCTCCAACTAAAACATGACCTTTGATTATATTGTCATCAATATAAGTAACTTGTACTACTAAATCGGTTGTTTTTGATTCTGCAATTGTATTCATTTTTTATAAATCTTAAATGGTCTATAATTTTCAATTTCAATTTTAAAATTTCTAATTTTTATAACTAAACTTTTATATCTTAAATTAAAATTTTCAAGTGTGTTTGGGTTACATTTTGCTATTGTATTCATTTTAATATTTTATTAAGTAAAAACTTTATTTCACTTGCTTCAGAATAATCTAACCTATTCTTTTTTTCTTGAATAATCTTTAAATAATTACCTGTATCAATTATTTTAGTTGCTAATTTACCTTTCAAATCTTCTCGCCACGCAGTATCTTTTGCATCATAAAATAATTGAAATTCGTTTTTTTCTTGAATGTAAATATAGTTACATCCACCTAATGTTATTTGTTCTTCCATTATTTTAAATCGTATATTGAGTTATTTACTGCCTTATTAAAATCGTGTCCTAATTCTAATGAAATTATTTTTAATTGTAGTCCTAAGTTTCCAATTGCTGAAATCTGTAAATAAGGGTCTCTCAACTCAATTGCTTCTTTTAATTTCTGTAATTCAAATTCTAATTCTTTCATAATCTATTTAGTTTTATTCGGCTAATATAATTAATTTAATTCAATTCCATACTTTTCTGACTTTGTTTTTTCAGAATGACAAATTTTGCAAATAGCTTGTAAATTATCAACTGTATTTTTTCCACCATTTGCAATCGGAATAATATGGTCAACATCAAACTCTCTATTATCATTTAATTCAATTTCACAAATATTACAATTATAAGATTGACTTGAAGCAATTGCTGAACGTTCCATTTCTGAAAAGGAATATCTATTTGAATTATCTTTAAAGTTAGAATTTTTATCTACAAATATTATTCTGCTATCAGCTCTTGACATAGCTACATACATTAATTGATTAACATCTTGAGCGTGTCTATTAGCATAGTCATAAATTGGAATTATAACATCGTTAAACGTACTTCCTTGACTTTTATGCGAAGTAATAGCAAAAGGTTTTTTAAGTGTCGCAAAACCTAATTTTAAATCATTGTATTTTGTATTTAATTCAGCTATTTGTTTTTGTAGTACAAATTTATATTTATTACCAACATTTAATTTTTCAATATCTTTTTTTATTTTTCCTATAATGTAATCAATTCTATATTTAATCGGTTGTAAAGTTTCTTTATATCCATTTCCAACATAAATAATAACTTGAACACCGCTTTCTTTTTTAACTAATATTTTTTTGTAATTAAATTTAACTATTTTTTCACCTTTAATTATTTCCATTTCATCCTCAACAAAATTATCAATTTTCATAATTGTAACCGTTTCTGAAGTATAAAATTTTTCGTTATCTCTGGAGTAAAACCCATCAAAAAAAACAACATCACCCTCATTTAATTCATTTACTTTATACCCTCTATTATTTGATTTTGTAGAACCAATTAACCAATTAAAAGAAAGGCACGTTAAATTTTTAAAACAAACAGCAATTGGATTTTTACCTTTTATTATTTCTTTTAATTCTTTTGAATTATTATTATAAAAAAGTATATCATTATCATTTTTATATTTATTAGCCATACTTTCAAAGTTAATTTCAAGGTGCATATTTTCCCTAAACTTTTTAATTAAACTTTTTAAATCTGTGCCATCTTTTTGTCTTTGCTGAATAGTTAACTCAACTTTATAATCTAAATTATTGAAAATTTTACTCACTTTAAAACCTTGAGTATCTCTTTCAAATTCATCTTCAATAGGTGGTATTTGTCTATTGTCACCAATTAAAATAAACTTTCTTTTACTTTTTAACTTCATCAATAATTCAAAACATTCATTATTAATTAAAGAAATTTCATCAATTACAATTATTTTCGGAATATCCTCTAACTTTGGTAACTTTCTTTTAGTAATCGTTCTATTGTTATGGTCTTTTATCATTTTAAAACCTAAAAAACTATCTATTGTTTTAGCTTTAAAATTAGTTTCCCCATCTCTTATTAGTTGTTTTTTTAAATTACCTACAACTTTATTTGTAGCACCTAAAAAAATAGCTTTTGAAACGTCTATTGATTTACAAATAGTGTACGTTTTTCCTGTTCCACCAGCTCCAACTACTCCGAAAAATCCGTTTTCACTACCACTTACAAAATCAATTAATTCATTTTGCAATTTTTGTTGTTCTATATTTAACATTTTTATTTTTTAATTAGTTTTTATTTCAAAATATCTACCTTGTTGGTCTCTATTTTTTTCAAAATCATATCCTTTATAATCACAATATTCTCGTACCCACTTCATAAAATCACGTGGACTTAATTCTTTATAATTTTTATACTCTTGAAGGAATAAAGCCACAATTTCAACTGTATAAATTCTTTTATTGATAGGTAAATTTCCTTCTTCAGTCCAATCGTAAAAGTCTTTTGTAGAACCTTGAATAAATCTTTTAGCATTTCCATTAATTGAAATTGTTTTAGATAATCCTTCATTTAAAAACATTTGTAAATTATTGATAAAATAATTATCAAATTTATTCCAATCGTTTACATTCCAACTATCAAAAAGCAATCTACCATATTCTGACAAAGGACTTCTTTTATTATTAAAATATTGAAAAAACTCAATTTCGTGTCGTCTTCTTTCGTGTGAACTTCCTATTCCATTAATTACATAGTTAGTTGTAATTATAATTTTTGGTGAACGTTCAAAAGGAATAAATATCTCATCTTTATTTTTTCTATTAACTGTAATTCCTTCAGTAATTAATGAGAATAATTGTTCAAAATTAAAGTTCTTTTTAACATCATCAAATGATAAAATTTGAGTATCTAAATTTACACGTTGATAAACAAAATCCGATTTTTTAGGGTCAAATGATTTACCATCTATTTTTATTAACTTTCTAAAATGTGAAAGTGAAGTTAAAACTAAACTTTTACCGCTTCCCCCGTTTGGGTTGTCGTCAATCTCTTGATCGTTAAATATAATAGCTTTTTGGTCTGTTTTATCTTTATAAGTATGAATTAAATAACCTAAAGTAAGCTCAAGCGACTTAGTTCTTTCGTCATCATTTGCACTTACTTTTCTAACAAAATCTTGAAAATCATTTGTAAAATCTGTAACCTTTTTAAATTCTCTATTTATTATTTGATTTTCCCAAATATAACCATCAACATCAATAAAATTTAATAATTCTGTAGTTTTACCATTTACTTTTACAACTCCATTTTTAAAAGGAATATAAGCAGTATCTTTTTCATCTGATAACATTTTTAAATAAATACTATCAATCATGTTTAAATGACTTTCTGTAAATAGATAAGGACTTTTTGAACAGTAATTCCATACATTTATTAAACCTTTTTCCAATAAATAATTTAATACAAAATCCTTTATTTGAGCTACGGAAGATAAACTAACTTTATTTTCTTTTACTCTTACAAAAGTTGGATTTTCAGAAGTTTCTGGATAGTATTTATTAAAACCATTTTTCACTAAAAAAGAAGCATACTTAAATGGTTCAACTGTTATTGTTTCTGCTCCATTTTTATTAACTTGAATATTCCAAAATATATCCTCTGATTCAACTAACTGAAATTTAATTTCATTAATTATTTCTTTTTCTACATTAAGTTGTTTTTGAATGTCCTCTAAATTTACACCGCTTTTTATTTTATTTTGTATTGTTTTAATTGTAGAAAAATCCTCAAAATATTTACTATCAAAATTTGTTTTTCTATAAGCTGAACGAATAGTGTTTACTGTTTCCGTTTCTGAAAAATCACCAATTACAACATTGTTAAAAATATATCCTTCTGCAGTATCTTGACTTATTCCATATTCTGAAAATGACATAGCTAATTTTAAAATGTAGTTATTTCTATTACCTTCTTCAAAACCACCTTTAAAATCAAATTTCATTATTCTTTCAATTATTTTTCTTTCATCTCTTAAAATAATTGAGGGTACTTTTTCAGAATAACTAAATCCTTTTTCTTCTTCAATATCTGTAAATATTTCACAAAATTGATTTAAATAAATATTTGGGTCGTAACTTTCAAAACATACCCTTGAAACATTACAGTTTTTTTCATCAAAATAATCACTTTCAAAATATTTTCTAAAAGCATTAAACCTTCTTTTATGTTCTGATTTATTACTTTTTGGAATACGAATTAAAGCCTTTAAACCATTTCCACTTGGAGAAGTAAACACCATTAAAACGTGCTTATCATTTATTAATCTTTCACGTTCCAAATTCATAGTTTGTTCATTTGGATATTTATCAAAATCTAAAATACAACATCCTGAATGTTCTTCAAGTGAATTATCTGTTCTTTCAATAAATATTCCATTAAATAGAATAGCTAATAAACTATTTTTAGTTTTATCTCTTAATTCTTTGTCTTGGGTAGTTCTTATAATATTAATCTTATCAATTAAAATAGGATTACCTTCTTTTATTCTTTCGTAAACATCAGTTATTGTTAAACTGAACGGAGTTTCTTTACTTGCAAATAAGTTTTTAAATACAGAAATCTTACTATTAAATGGTTCAGCTATCATAATTCAACTGTTTTAATAAAAATAAATGTAATATTGTACCAATCATTATTTTGTATTTTAATAACTTGTTTTTTACAATTATTTAAATCATCATAAAATTGGTATCCAATCTCTAATAAATTAATATTAGAACTTGGTTTTACTAATTGATCTAAAATGTCTATTACAAACATTTTATTTTCTTTTTTTTCACTCATAAATACAAATATTTTAAACGACGAAAACCCAATTGAATAAAGCGTCGGAAAACAGGACTTTATTACAAATGGGTTTTCTAAATAAATTTCTTTCTGGATTTGTTTTCCGACTTATCCATATACAAATCTAACTATAATATCAATACAAAATACATAAATATTAAAATAAATTAAAAAAAAAGTATAAAAACAAGTTAACTAATTGAACGCCAAATAACTAACTTTTAAAGTTTTTATAAGTAATTAATTATCAAATATTTAACTTTTATTTTTCGTATATTTTAATATTTCTGCCACCACAACCATCACAAAAAACAAAATAATGATTTAAAGGAATTTTTTTTTGCTCAACACTCGGTATATAAAGAGAATGTGGTGAACGTGGTAGAATTGTGGTATAAGTTATGGCTAAATATATTTATTCTGCAATCTTTTTTTATAAACTTTCACTCTTTTTTTTCTGCTATCTCTAATTTTCTGCTGTTTTTTCCTACTTTGTTCATCGTGTTTAAGCATCTGTTTTTGTTGTTCTATTAAATTAGCTTCATGAATTCGATATGATTTGCAGGAAAATAGTAAAAGGATTATAAGATATTTCATAAAGTAAAGTTAATAAAAAACCCCCACTAAAATAGCGAGGGACAAAACGATTTTTTAACGATTGAATAGATGTTAGTCTATTTGTTTTGATTTAAATTCTAATCCGTACCACGCAATTAGAATAGTGTTAATACTTTTTAAATACTGAAATATTTTGATGAACTTTAACTAACTTTTTACTTTTCATATTTCCATTCGCTCTCATTGATGCAGTACCTAATTGGTCTAATAAAATACATTCATTGTAAAACTTCATACCACATTTTTCAAAAGCCTTAATTGTGTCGGGTACGAATCCGATATAATTACCTTTTTTATCTCTAACCTCTCCAACCACAAAACAAGCTAAACCATCTTTTTTTAACAATTTACAAGACTTTTCAATTATACTTTCATAAAGTTCTAAAAATTGTTTGTATGGTTTATTACTTATATCACCATCTAAATCACTATAAACCTCCAAATCTGCGTAAGGTGGGCAACTAAAAACAAAATCAAAATCTTTATTAAAATTGTCTAAAAATTCATTTGAATCTCCTACATACCATTGAGGTTGATTGTTTACATCTAATATATTTAAACCTTGCTCTCTATTGCTATCAATTTGTTCTTGTCTTATATCTATTCCTGTGTATTTATAACCTAATTTATTCGCAACTATTCCACGAACCGAACCACCTGCGAAAGGGTCTAAGATTGTCCCATTTTCAACACAAAACCACTTATACAAAACCTCGCAAAGTGCTGGATTAAAGATAGATGTTGATATTTTATCAAACCTATCTTTATTTCCCTGATTTGGATTAAATTTACCAAATGTTTTTACGTTTCTACCTAACTCACTTTTGATGTTTAATTGTTTCCATTGTTTTATGCGTCTTAAAAAATTACCACTTTTTGTATCTAAAACACTAAATGGTGGCTCAATAAATTGGTCTCTTAAAATTGGGTCTGTTACTATAACTTCACCAAATAAATCTACATTTTCATTATTCATTATTCACGTTTTTAGTTAATACATTCATTATTCACATATTTTTTTCGGTAATTAGTTATATTATACCCAAAATACTCCCTTTTACAATGTTTTAAAAGCACTTTAGCTTGTTTCTGAATAGATTTACAATATAAATGCTTAAAGTCTTTATTTCGTAGATATGCAAGTCTATGCTTATTTCTTATTAATGGGTTACGTTTGACGTAATTTTCGTATTTTATTTGTTTATCCATTATTCAACTTCTTTAAAATTAGTTTCAATCCAATTCTCAAATGACATTGTGATATTATTCATTTGTTCTGCAACCGCTTGCTTTTCGTTCTCAGGACATTTAAAGAAAATACTATTAATATTCTGATTTAAAGTTTTAATCATTTCTTTGCTATAATGTTCAGGAAATACCTTGTTTAATTGCTCGCAGTAATCTATAAATACTGGTAAGCATCCAGCAACTACACAAGCTTTAACATCGAAATTATGTTTATCCGACATATATAAATCGTGTCTTAATTGCCTTTCAATTTTGCGTTTTTCAACTATTAATTTTTTGTTCATTTCTTATCAATTTTAAATTTTGCACTTGTTTTACTTTTACTTACTAAATAATAATCCAAACTTTCAAAGTGGATGTAGTAAGTTGTTTTGTCTATTTTAATTGTTTTCATATTCCATTAATATTTGTTCATACGTTGGTGCGATATACTCAAAGTTTTCACCTTCAAAATAAGGTTCTGTTTTGCTACCTATTTCTGCCTTTCTTATGTAAATTCTTTCTACATTAGGTTTTAATACATACCTTATTTCTTTTCTTTTTTCAGAAGCTATTTTACCATAACATTTTTTACACATTCTATCATAGTAAATTTTCAATTCTTTTCTTCTGTTAATTCGTTCATAAAAATAAAGTGCGTTTAATCTTTTTTCTATATTACAAACATTACAGATTCTAGTAGGTATCATAAAACTGGCTTATTTGATAATACAATTACTAAACTTTCGCTTTCAAATCGGTAGTTATTCATTTCATCGCTCCATTTTAATTGGTAACCTTTGTCAAATAGTAATTTTTCTAAATGTGAGTCATACCATCCTAACAAACGTGTAGTATTTTCTGTAATTTCAACATTGAAAAAATTATCTAAATTTAATTCAAAATGTAATTTGTATAAATTATCTAAACTTGTTTTCATCTTATTTATTTTTTGGTTTGTAAATATTTCGTTCCCAACTTTTTTTGTTCTTAATTTTTTCTAGTTCCGTTCCATATATTCCCCAAAACCATGCGCTCCACTCGTTAAAATTTTGAGGTTTATCAGTTGGGAAAATTGTTTTGCTTATTCTTAAAGTTTTCATAATTTCTTAGTTTTTTAGTTATTGTTTGTTTCTACACTACAAATATACAACTCTTTTATAAATATACAAGTGTTTTTTTAAAATAAATGAAAGAAAAAAATTAACTACCTGATTTAAAGATAGTTAATTTAGTAAATAATTCATAAATAATTTTTAAATACGTTTAATACTTTCTCGCTAATCGGTTGCTTATATATTATAAACTTGTTGTAAGTTGCCCTTGTAGTGCTTTCTAAGACCTTTGCTCTAATAGGTGAATAAATACGATTACCTACTATTTTTCGTTGTCTTAATTCGATAGTGACGAAGCTATCTCTAACCTCGTCACATTCTTTTTTGTTTACTAATAACTTCATTAGAATGGTAAATCTTCAGGTTCAGCTAAAATAGTATTTTCAACTTTCACCTCGTTTGTAACTTGTTCAATTCTCCAGCAATCCAAAGAAATAAAGTTGCTTACTATTTGCGTTGTTGGATTCGTCCAATCTCTACCATTCAAATTACAATGAACATTAACCTCGTCACCTATTTTGAACTTATCCAATAGACTACATTTGTCTTTAGTAACTTGCACTTTATAAGTGTTTGGGTACTGGTCTAAAGTAGTTACTTTAAATTCTCTTTTGCTAAATGCATCACTTACTACAATCGTGTCATTAATTCCTACAATCTTTGCTTTTAATTCAATATTCATATTTATTTATTATTGGGTTACTATTAATATACTCGTTTTCTATTCCATTTGTATCTATGTAAAATGATTCGTTTCGCTCATTTACATTATAGTTTTTACTTTCTTTATGTTTGCATCGGAACTGCAAAATTAACACAATTCCGATACATGGTAATATTAAAACCTTAAACATTTTTAATCATAATAGATGACTTGCTAAATGTTATGATAGGACGTTGTAAAACCTCTCCTGTAGTTTCATCTAAGCTACTAACTTTCGAAAGCGCCACTTGTTTATATTTCTCTTCAATTTCTTTCAAGTTGTCTTTTGCAATTTTCCATTCTTCTATATCTGAATAGTCAATTAATCTTCTACCTTCAACTTTAGTAACCATTTTATTGCCATATTTAAAACTTTTTTCTGTACGGTTTTCCGCTTCTTCAATTGCTAACTCTTGTACATCTCGATTAACTTTGTCGGCTATATCTTTTACTTCCTTAGATATAGTATAAAGGCTAAGTGCGTCTAATTCTCCATTTCTAACTGCTTGTATCATCATATCGAAGTGTTCATGAAGTGTCATAACCGTTGCTTCTGTAACTACTGATAAATGAAAGGGGTTTTCAATTGGCGTATTTTCCCAGTGCATTTCGTCTTGTCTGTTGATGTCATTTAAATTTTCCATTTTATTTAGTATTTATTTGCTATGTTATTTAATAATATTTCATCTTCTACGGTTAATGAAATCACATTCATTAATTTAATCAAATCTTTATTTGTATCATCATTCACCGTTATATTATAATCATTCTCATTTAACCATTCTATAACATCTTCAATTTCACTTTCTGAACATGCATCTAAAAAATCTTCTACATCTACATCTACATCAATGAATTGGTCTACATTTACTTCTAATTCTGCCATTTTACCTACTTTTTTCGATTAATAATTTTTCAACTTCACTACTTACGTTGTACTTAGCTTTGATTTGTTCAATTGTACCTTTGCCTTCTTTTAAAGCATCTATGCAACGAATAAAATTAGTAGAACCAACTTGTAATACTTCTTTAACTATTGGTTGTAGTTTACTAGCTAATTGACCATCGTCATCGTCAGCTTGTAAACTCATTAAACTTTGTAAAGTGTATCTACGGTAATAAGTCACTTGGCTACCCAAAGCTTGCGCCGTTAAATTAGGGCTTAAATCAATACAACTTTCAACACTTTCAAATGTATCAATGTCGATTATTTGCGTGTAAACTTTGCCGTCTTTAATCGGTTGTAACATAATTAAACCTTTTTCCAATAGTATCGGCTCAACTGCATCAATTAATGCGTTTAAATCGGCATAAGTATTTTTGAAGTGTGGATTTTTTGCGTTTTTCTTAACAACTCCAATTTCTTTTTTTGCTTCGTGTATTTTTGCGTATATTTTCATAACTGCTCGTAAATTAAATCTTCAATATCTTCTATTTGTTTTTTTCCTAAAATATCTAATATTTCAGTATCTTGAACATACACGAATAAATCGTAAATAGTTCCCCCCTCTTCAGGTTGCCAATAAGTAGCTGGCTCATATTTGTCAATCCTAAATTCACATCTTAGTTCAACATTTCTGTAATTGATTGTTCTTTCCATAATTAATTTGTTTTAGTTTGTTTTTACAAAGATACATATTATTTTTAAATATACAATAGTATTTTTAAATTATTTTAATAAAAAAATGAGATAGTTTTTAATTACCTCATTTCCAACTGTTAACTAAAACTAAATTATTATGAATATGTAAATATAATCATTTAATAATTAATACTTGCTTTCTATTTGGTTTTTTTTCTGTGTAAGATATATGAACCCATGAAAAGTTATACTCATTGATTAACTGATCAAATTCTAAATTAGCTTTGCACCAATCAAAAAGCTTCTTATTTTCTTCAATTGAACCTGCATCCATGTCGATAGCTTCACCTTTACAATGTTGGCTTGACAAACTACCTTTGACCGCTTTATTAAGCTTTAAACCTCTATAAAATGAATTTATTTTAATAGGCTTACCGTACCAATTTCTTAAAGGTTCAAAGCATTTTTCAGCCACTAACTTCATACAAATTAAATGTTCTGCAGTTGGTTGGTTATCTATGCCTAACCTTGTAGCCGTTGCGCTAAATGTAGCTTCTTTTAATGATATATGTTTGCTAATCATATCTTTGTCAATTTAGCGATTGCCGTTGCGGTTGCTCCTACTGTTACCAAAATTGTTCCTATTGTAACCGTTGCTGGTAATGTTATTAAACCGCTTCCAACTATTCCCGCTATTATTCCGAAATTAATCACTTTCTTAAAGAAGTGCGGAGTTTCGCTATTCCATCTTTTTTTTATCTCTCTCATATTTTTTTATTTAAATATAGTAATTATTGACAAAGTATATTACCTATTTCATTAGTTTTAGATTTAAACTCGTAATAATTAAAGTCTAAAAAATTATTTTGCTTAACATAGTCTAAACCTATATAGGCAACAAAATGACCTTCTTTAAAATAAGGCGCAATAACAACACTTTTAATACCTTGTTTTTTTAACGATATTCGTGTCGAAGTTTCATGCAAACTATCTATATCCGTATATCTACATTTATCTAACATAATCTCTTGTAAAAATACAGGAAATAAACTAACTGGTAACTTTTGTAAGTTTTTAGATTCATAACTTACTCCGTTTGTGCATACTTCAAATGACATCGAAGTATGATTTCTGTGAGTTCCATCGTAATACATCACATTGTTAGAGAATTGAAATATATATGCCCTATCCGCTTTATATTTATTCATCAAATCATTTAACATTTGTTGAATTAGGACATTGTTGTTTATATCTTCTTTTACGGGGTCTTTTTCAATCTTTTTTTCAACTACCTTAGTAATTAGTGGCTGGTATGAATAAAGCACCAACCCCAAAAATAATAGGATTAGTGCTATATTTTTCATTTTTCTTAACTCGGTTAAAATTGATTTAATTTGATTCATTATATATTGCTATAGTTGTCAATTACCCATTGAGGAGCTAAAACATTCTTAATGTAATCCCAACCGCTAACTAGAGGTTTATCCTTTCCGACCATTTCAGAATTAGGTATTTCAAATTCTACTATATCAGAAAATTGTTTTCCAACTATACTAACTCCTTCAAGTTCAGTTGTTAACAAACATCTTTGAATAGTGTTACCATTTTCTAAAATGTTTGCATTTCCTATTGCTTCTACTTTCTTTAAAACTATTTCCATTTTTATTTATTTTTATGCGTAAATCACCTCTGTTGATTCTATTGTTGCGGTCCATTGTATATTAGCTGTTACTCCTATTACTTTAATTGAAGCATAACCCCTAACTGTGTCCGCTGTAATTGTTGGAGTTCCCCATACTGGTATATTAGTTACAACATTTACATTTGAAACTACAACCGAAGTAGTACCAACACCAACACCTCTAACTATTACATAGTCGAAATCCCATGCTGCTATATTTGTCGAACCGCTTTGTTTTGCTATTATAGAACCCTTAACTCTCATTCCGTTGTTATCTTGACACGTTAAATTTGCCCTTGCATCAACTCCATTTGCTCCAAATGATATTTCTGTAGGAGTGTTATTTGTAGTTCTAACACTCAAAACTAACATTCCTTTTTGTGCTGAGCCTAATGTTGCACCGCCACCGCCTAAGACCCATTTACCCCATGTTGTGAAAGTTGTCGCTCTTAAACCTCTAGCATTTGAATAATCAGAAGAAGCTGTATTTTCTTGGTTAATTGAAGCAGCTGACCTACCGCTAACAGTATTATTTTCACCATATACTAAAGCTCTAGCTCCTGTATTTGTACATTGAAGACCACCACTTAAAGAATAACCGCCAGAAGATGTATTACCAAAACCATTTAAAACAGTATCGTATGTACTAGATGCGGTATTGCTTTGTCCCGTTCCAATAAAAGAATAAAGTCCGTTAGCATTATTAATTTGACCGCTATTAATAACTGAATAATCATTTGAAGCTGTATTTCTAAAACCTGAGCCTATAAATGAGTATTGACCGCTTGCCGTATTTCTATTTCCAGCAGTAATGGATGAGTAATTACCACTTGCAACCTCTGTTCCTACATTTATTTGTCCAAAGTGTTGTAAATCTAAAGCATATTGACCTCTCTTATTACCCCCAACATTAGGTACAGTTGCGATATTGTTTGGAATACTTGCCAAAATTGCTCCAGTTCCTTTTGCTATGATTGAAAAATCTGCATCCGTTGTACTAGCAACCGCCGTTAAACTATCTACATTTACAGTTGCATTTGGTGCTGCCGTACTTTGCGCTTCTGTAAAGAATGTTAAACCACCCGCTGCAGGAGTTGCCCATGTTCCGTCCCCTCTTAAAAATTGAGTTGTATTGTTAGGTGCTTTTGGTGCAAAACCATGTTTAGTAGTTGATACGTTATTTGTTGTTATATCAGTTGTTGTTAACGTTGCATCTGAAAGAATCTGATCACCTGTATTCGTTCCGCTTGTATTTCCTATAGTTGTTAAATTTGCATCAGTTACATAACGTTTATTTGTTGAATCTGCAATATCAGCAGTTGTAACACTTTTGTTTTTCCAAAGTGAGGTTGAATTTTCGTAAGATAATAGTTGTTTATCTAATGGATTTGAAATTGAAACATTGTGAAGTTCATCTAACTCCCAACCGTTCATAATTTTAACGTAAATTTTTCCATTTACTGCATGAGCATACTCAACATATCCTAATATAACTATATGACCCGTTGCTCCTGTTGGTTTAATATTAGTTATTTTTCCAGCTGTTGTTGGGGATAAATACAAAACATCACCATCAACCCACGTTTCACTTTGTAAACTTCCTGTCGTATTAACGTTTTCTAATTGACCTACTGTAATTATAAATCCTTCCTGATTAGTTGGTATTGTTTCACAAACTATCCCTAAAGTATCAGCACTATTATTGTCATTGTTTGCCTGTGCTAAGTTAACCGCTAAACGTTGACCTTGCGCTCCGCTAACTTTAACAACTTGATAACTAGCTTTTGTTAATGTAGTGTTTGGAGTAACTTTGTTTACTACTCTCGCTACTAAGTCAACACCGTTTTTAATAATAACTGACCCCCCTTTTAATGTAGTTTCTGAACTTCCTAAAGCATCGTTCCAACGTGTTGTACCTACTGCAGCCGTTCCTGTTGGAGTAATATCTAAGCTTAATTGTCCCGCTTTTAGTTCAAATTCTCCTAAATTTACGTTTGTAGTTGCGCCCGTATAAGGCACTTGATTAGTTAAATCAGAAATTGTCGCAATTGTATAACTACCAACTGATTTATTAGGTACTTCTAAAGTAACATCGTTTAAAATATTAGTTGCTTTGATTGTAGCTTCTGAAATTCCAGTTGTGCTAAATGATATGTAACCATCCGCATTTAAAGAACTTCTTTTTGAATTTGATAACCTTTGAGATTGAATTTGAGAAGGTGCTAATGAACTTTGAAAAGTAGCATTTTGGCTTGAAAATGTATTTGTTGTTATTGCTCCCTTATCAGTAACTTGTTGTAAGTTTTGATCCCCTGTATTTGTTCCGCTTGTATTACCTAAAATAGTAGCTTCTGCGCTTGTAATTAATCTACTTCCTGTTACCTTGTCAACTTTTAACGCCAAAGCATCAAAAACCGCATTTTCAGAAGGTGATTTTGTTGTAACCCCATCCGTAATCGTTTGACTAACCACATTACCTAACACTTGCGCCCCTGTTACACTCTTTAAATCGTAATCAGTTCCATTGTCAACACCAACGATTAATAAATCGGTATTAGCAAGCGCCGAACCTTTTGGAGTTAACTCCGATATTTTTTTAACTATAGCCATTATTTTATAATTTTAATTTCAATTTGTGCTTCGTTTAATAATCCATCTGTCAAAGTTCCTGTGTTAGAATTTGAACTGTAAAAGTTTATTCTATCTTCTGTAACTTTAATAGCATACATATTTGTCAAGGATGCACTTCCTCCTAATGTTACTTGAATAAATGTTTTATTATCTAAAAATTCAAGACTAGATAACTGAATATAATAATTACCATTTGTATTTCTTTGACAATAAAAATTACTTGTTAATTCTGAATAACTTGAATTAATTGTAGGTGCAGAAGTTCCACTTTGTGAAATATTTAATAATAAAGTTTTGTATGGTTTTATTTGCGCTCCTGTAACGGATTTTGTATCATAATCCACACCGTTGTAGTCTGATATTAAGATTAAATCCGTATCTTCTAAAGCGCCTGTTTTTGCTGTAAGTTCTGATATTCTTTTCTCTAAAGCCATTATATAATTAACGTATTTATTAATATTTGTATTTAATCAAGATACCAACTTGTTAAGTCAGTTTTGAATTTAGGCGCTATGTCTTCGTTATAAACATCGTAATATTCAGGAAATAAAGGATGATTATATTTCATATAATTTAAAAACCTTTGTGCGTAATTCTCCGCTATCACTCGTTCTTTCTCAACTAAATAATCTACTTCATTTTTGCTAACTACTTCGCTATTTTCTGCACTATGTTTGTAAACTCCTTTATTCGATATTGAATAGGCTATAAATGGATATAATTCAACCGCACTAAAGTGAATTAACATAGGTTTTAAATATACTTCAATTAAGTTGCTATAGTCACTTGTCAAAGTATTGTTTGCAGTATCAGTAAGTAGTTTTGCTAATAGTTTACTACCTAAGTATTGCTGCAAATAAATATCCTGCGCTATAGATATGAAGTGCATTACTTTGTCAGGATCAATATTACCATTTAAAGCGGTGAACTTAACAAGGTCTTTGTTTGATATTAAAAGTACTTTAGCCATTATTTAAAGCGTTTATTTGTTGGTAAAAATCCGTTATAAGGCATGTCTATAGGTTTTTGATAAACTCTTGAATCATTTACGGGTGCAATTTCCCCCATTTTACGACTTTCTGCTGCTGTATATTTTTTCGCTAGTGGAGAATTTACATCTGATTTCTTTAAATAAGTCTCTCTAACCCAGTAATGGTGACAGTTACCTCCGCCTTTCCAAATAAATCTGTCGAATTTTGTAGCTCCATTTGGCCCCCAACCTATAACTCTGCCATCTTTATTAGTATAGCTATCTCCCAAATCAGTATTACTCATTTGAATAATATCTTCTTTACGATATACTTTATTTTGTTGCGACATTTTAACACAAAAAGCACGTTCACCAGGTTTATCACCTGCATAACGATATCTAGTTTTAAAGATTTTTCCGTCTTGTTCACTTTTTGCGTTACCTCTCGCAGTTCCTGTACTTACTAGTTTAGCTAAAAATGATTTTTTAGGTATTAAGTTTTCTAATTCATTATCTAATTCATCCTCCAAATCGTAATCAACTTTACGACTATCTACTAAAAGCCATTCATCGTTTATTTCTTCTCCTAAACTTTCAAAATCGAATATTTCTGATAGTGTCGTAGTTGTTGAAGGCTGTAAATCGCTTCCACCTTGTTCGGGATTTAAACCAACTAATCCACGTATCTCATTTGCTGTCATACTTTCAAGTACTTTATTAGCAACTAATGGAGATAAACTATTAATACCGTCAATAATTCTTTTAGATCCACCGCTTGCAAGTTCTCCTGAACTATCTAAAGGTTGTAACGGTACGAATTCAAGGTTTAAACTAATGTTATTTACTGCTAGTATTTTATCGAATGCCTCAACTATTAATTCCTGGTATGGTCTTATTACCATATTGTCAAATAATATAGCACTGTTCTTTAACTCATCTGCATTTGAACTAAAACCTGTTGAAGTTGCTATTCCAAAAAGTAATGGACTTGTAACGTTATGACCTACTAATATTTTATTTCTACTTTCTTCACTTAAATACTGATATTGATCTGCAGCCTTTTGAAGTTGAATAGTATCAATAGTTGTTTTCGCTTCGGGGTTATCGTTAAATGAAATAATTACTTTCTTACCTGTCGAACCTGTTAATTTATCTGTAACGTCCTCTGATATTTGTCTTTTTTGTTCTGGTGAAGCTTGTCCGTTATTAAAATTTATGATAGTCGTAGGTGCAAAGGAGTTACTAACCTCATTTATAAGGTATTCGCTTACTTTTTCCTCTAACATACAGTAATCAAGTGCGCCTTGATAATCAACATAACTATAGTACTTCATTCCTGCTGAATAGGGCTGTATCATTAGAATTTCAACCTCACTTTTAGACGTTCCAAAAGCATCGTATCTAATAGGCTTATACTCTCTTGTTTTTTGCCAATTGTCAGAATAGTAGTAACCTAATATTTCACCATCTTCATTGCACTTTTCTGAACGAATTAAATTAACAGGCAAGTGCATAAATTTAACAACCTCTCTTTTTGCGTTGTAATGAACTTGAATAGCACTTTGACCTAACATTTTAGTGTCGCTAATTATTCTTTTAATGTCATCACTTGAAACTAAACTCAAAAAGTTAGCATAATCAATTGGTTTTTTACTAGCGTCTAATGCTGTAATTCCACGTCCATAAATAAGTTTACAAATGTTATTTATTACTGCGTTATTTGTAGCTGAATTTTGAAATCTATCTATTAAGAATTGATAGTAATCGTTCTTTTTACCAAAGTCAACCCAACCCTCATTACGTTGTTCAGTAATTACGGGAGTTGTGTATTGACTTAATTCGATAACTTGCGTTTGTTTTATATTACTCATATATTATAAAATCGTTTTCACTTGTTGTTTGATTATAAACTCCATCTGTAATTTTGTATGGTAAACTTTGATCCGTACAAAAAACTTTACCTAAAAATCTAGTTTGTGTTATACTATCTCTATAAACTCGTATCATATAAAAGTGTCCTTCAATTAATTCAAATTCACTTGTAATTGTATGATAGTATTCTCCTGCATAACTACTAATAATGTCTAATTCAGTAGTTATATTAGTTTGTTCATCTGTTATTGATAGCTTATTATAGCTCGTTCCTGCTGAATTATTAACTAGTATGTTTACAATTTCATTGCTTTGTTCATCTCTAACAGGGAAAACGTCAAAATCTATGTCCTTATTTCTAGGAATAAAATTAAAAGTTTGCTCCGTTGTTTCCGTTGTCAATATAATCATATCAATTTAACGTATTATTTCAAAATTTGTATTCAAAAAAAAAGCTCTACATTTCTGCAGAGCCTTAATATCAATCATTTATTAACTATCCTACTACTAAAGTAGCCGAAGTAAATAACGCAACCATTGCACTCTCAGTCGCTGCATTTAAAAAGTTTGCATAACATTCCTCCATAGCTTCAAAAGTCATTGAGTAACCGTTAAAATCAGCCATTGCACCACCTGAACTAAGCGCTCCAGCAGTCAAATCTGCTCCATGATTTAAACCCATTAAAAAGAATTGACCTGAATTAGTTTGAACTACTATGTGAGGACGTGCATAAGCTAATAATTTCACATTTTTTGACGTTGCAATGTCTTGTTTTTTCAACTTAACATTTAACGTCTGAGTGAAATAAGTAGTTCCGTTATTTCTGTCTGAATTAATAGTTTGTTCAAATGAATTTTCTGTAGATTTTAACTCGTATTTATACAAACTATCTACATTCGTAACCGCCGTTATTAAATCTGTATTTGTAACATCATATGTTACGTGACTTTTTTCAATTTGGTAATTGATAAAGTATATCGCTTTTAATCCTGATACACTATCTTTACATTGTTCTATTCTTCCTGCTGCTATTGTACAAGCCATAATTTTTTGTATTAAAAAAGGGTGGCGTATTTCTCACCACCCTTAGATTATTAATTTAATTTAATTCCTATCCTCCGTAAAGAACACCTTTTGAAGCTTGACCTACGTGAGCAGCTAAAGTGTAGATAGATCTTACGAATTGAACATCTGCATCTGCAGTAAGTTTTCCAACCTCAAATTTAACCAAGTCATCAGTCAAATCAGTTAACCACATGATAGCCGCTTTTCTTTGAGCGTATGCCATTAAATTGTTAGGAGTTGGTACGAAAATCATTTCAACACCGTTGTAGAAACATTTAGCATCTGCACCTGATCCGTCAAACTCAAAGTTAACTTGTTGTGCTGCACCTACAGAGTTGTTAGCAATTCTCGCTAATTGTCTCCATGCTCTTGGGCAATAAATAGCAGTTGGTGAAACTGTATCTGCTAAATTTTCAGCAGGAATAGCAGCATAAATAAGTGCCATTTGAGCAGCAATGTTTGAAGCCGTCACAGTTGTTCCTGTTACTTTAATATAAGAACCTAAAGCTGAATTGTCATACAAAACCTTAGCAAAAACACCATCCACTAAACCTGCAGTAATAGAAGCTACTGCTGTTTGAGTTGCAGCAGTCATAGAACCTTGACCAGCTCCAGGAGTTAAACCTGCAATTGCTGATTTTGTAGCCGAAGTAATACCACCCCAAAAGATATTTTCAGCATCTTGAGAAATATTAGGTGCATATTGCGCTAATACTGTAGATGCAAATTCTGAACTTTCAATATTCCACGCTCCTGGGTTCATTGAACGACCAAAACGACCTGCTCTTAAAGCTTCTTGTAAGAAAGTTTGTTTGTACTCTAATTTTGTAGGAGTTACAATTCTATCTGTAACGTTCATAGAACCTGAACTAGACAAAGCTGAACCAGTATATAACTGTGCTGTAACGTCAACACCTGCTTCGGTGATGATTGTTCCTGCTTTGATATCCGTTGCAAAAGTTACATATCCCTCTGATACCGTTTTGTTTGCGAATAATACTTCTTCCAAAATTGGTTCCGCAGCTTTTCCACGAAAATCCACACTTGTGTAATTAATTGCCATTGTTTATTTGTTTTTATTTAATTTATAATGTTTCAAATCTTCTATTAACCATTCTATTTGCTCTTCGGTTAATTTTCCTTTGCAGTATAATTTTACGGTTTTTGTTCCTAATGCTTTTAAGAACATATCGTAATTAACACCTGTTTCAAATGGATTTACAAACTTATCCATTCATCCTACTTTTAATTTCTCTGTAACGTTCTAATGGAGTTAACGGAGTATTGTTTTTACTTTTGTTTTCAGGGTTGTGCTTAATTGGTTTAACCTCATCCAATTCTACAACATCCTCAACTACTTCATTAACTTTTGAAAGTTCCAAAATCTTAGCTTCTAATTCTTCAATTTTAGCATTTAACTTTGAAAAATGTTGCTCCTCAACCGTTGATCTAATAATCTTTTTTGCAGTAGTTTGTTGTGGCGCTACTTTTTCAGCTTCTACAGGAACTTCTGTTGGCTCTACAACTTCAACTTCTTCTTCAACTTCATTAATTGCTGCGATAACTCCCTCAACTTCTACAACTAAAATACGACCATCTGCTAACTCGTATTCTCCAACTGGCAAAGGTACTGGCTCCGCATCTTCAACGACGATAAAAACCGCTTCGCCTACTTCAAACATATCCGCCTGAATTGTAGTCATTCCATCTGCTAAAGGCATATCCTCTAATTTTGTCTCCATTCCCAAAAATGTTTTTAATGTTTTAATTGCTTTTTTTACTTCTTTGTTCATACCATTTTAACGATTAAATTTATATTTGTTTCTATTTATTTACTTAACTTATTGATTTACAATTAAATGTAATCATTTATCATATTCTCTTGTATAGTTATTTCGCTTGTTACATCTGCATTTAAAACCTCGTTACCTATTTTAATAACATTTAAATAACTACTTTCTACATAGGTATAAGAACCCCTTATTTCTTGGATTACTTCTATCATGATAAACAATTTAAAGTTAATTGACTAATATCAAAGCTACAAGCATTTGAAGACGCACCCGACGTTCTACAAGCCTGTATTGTTATTGGTGTTGTATCACTTGGTAAATTTGTTGTTATTGATCCTGTAGCTGTATAATTATTTTCCAATGAAACTACCTTATAATAAACATTAGATGAATTAAAAGGATTGTATAAATCCATAACAAAGAAATCAGTAGCAGCCGCTCCACTTGTACGATTTGCAGGAAAATTAATTCCTAAATCTATTTTTGTAGCCGTTCCTGTACCATCGTTATGAAATATTTGTAAGTTAGTATCTGCAGCATCTGATCCAATACCTACTATGTTTACCAAACTTTCAACTGTTACGGTTGAAGATAAACCTAATGAAGCAGTGTTTGCAGTCATACCATAAAATTGTCGAGCGCCCGAATTAAAGGCAGTGTCCGAAACTCCAAAACCTACAGTCATCCTCCAACCTACATTTATAAGATTAAAAGCACTTGTCGAACGATATCCACAAATACCATTTGCAGCAGGAGTTGAAACTCCAATTTTTAAACGTGTTTTTTTAGTTTGAATAGAAGTATTTGAAATTGCAACCGCTGTAGATGTCCCTTGTAAAGTTCCTGTCGCTATATTTTCGGCTATAATAGTTGTTGAGTTGTGTTGCGCTCTATAACCTCTTGCGATTTCTGAACTTCCAACTATCCAATAATTCTCAGCTAATAATTTAGCATCAATTTGGTTTTCAACCGCTTGTGTTGTTGGGTATTTAGTGTTGTTTATTGTGGTAAAATTTGTCGCTTTATTTGCTAAAACTTCAAAGTCTGCAACATCGTAAATAATTTCTTCAATTCCTGTTGCCGTACGTGTGTAAATTTTTCCATTTGTAGTATTCATATAGAACTCGCCTATATAAATATCAGTAGATATCCACGTCCCATCTGAATGATCCGAACTACTCGGAACTGTTGCAATTCCTGTACCCTTTTTTATTAATATTCTCCTTGTTTCGTTATTCATTATTTAATGTATTTGAATTTTTTGATACTCCATGAAAACCACCTATTAACTGTGGCACGTCCTCATCTATATTATTTACACCGCCATTTAAAATAGTATTGTAAGTATTTGTTTTAAAATCTGTATAAGATATACGTTGTAAAATTTGTGTACCGTTGTCGTAATAAATATAGTCAGTATGATCTATACTATTAGTTTCTTTAAACCGCCTATTATAATTTAAATCAATCATAATTTAGATAACAAATCTTTAATTTCTTCAATCAATTTTTCTTCTTCTGTTTGTTCACTCATTTTAAGTTGGTCTAATCCGTCAAACATTCCTTCTATTGAAAATCCGTTGAATTTACCTAACTTTACACCCTCGTAAACTTCATCATTATAGATTTTCATCTTAACTACCCACGCACCCTTAACGGCATTTAAGCCATATATATTTGATTTATCATTTTTAGGGTCTTCAACTATCCAACTTTCAATTAAAGATACTCCGTTAACAGGCTTTTCGTGGTCTATTGTAACGTTATTTGCTCGTAAATTCTTCATGTAAAGCTCCTGAACTTTCTCAATTGTTTGTTCTGAAAACTCAATATTAAATTCTACATCGTTTTTACGTCTTAATATCTTCTTATTTGGCACTAAAGCAAGTCCTATAACCTCCCTTTTTTCGTCGTTAACAACCTTTAATTCAACTTTTAAAGCATTTAACATAATGAAATCTTCTTCTATGGCAGGGGCATCGACAAAACTTATTGCGAATACACCTTCTTTTAGCTCGTCTTTAATTGTAAGTTCAATTGTTTGTAGTTCTTTTTTCATAATTCTATAACGTTGCGTTTCTTAATCTGTTTCTATCTAAGCTTTGTTGAGTTGAAATTTCACCACTTACTACATAGGCTTGTATTGGTGCTTGTTGTAATTGTGCTAATTGATTTGTTGCGTTGTTTCCTACTATATTAAAGTTTGGAGTTATAACGTTTTGAGGTTCTGCACCGCCACCAGTACCCGAAGTACTAGAACCACCACCGCCACCAGTAGCGCCACCTGCATCGAATTTTGTAGATGCAATTTTCTTTACATTTAATAAACCTGCAGTAAGTGCCGCCCCTGCCGCTGCAATTCCTAAAGCGGGACCAACTACGGGGATGCTAGCCAAAGATGAATAAGCACCCGTTGCAGCCTTATAAGTATCTATAGTTGCGTTTGCTATGTTTGCTGCTTTTTGAATTTTAAAAGCTGTTTCCTGTTGTTTTCTAGATTTACCCGCAAATAGTTCGGCTAAGTTTCCAATTGTTGAAAGTGTGCTTTGAACGGCTTGAACTTTTTGTTCTTGTAAAAGTTTAGCGGCTGCTGCTTCTTCTTCATTTATCTTTAATTGTGCCTTTGCATTTTCTTTAAGTTTTTCCAAACCATCTGCTCGCATTTTGTCATCTGCTGCGGCTTGTTCTTCTTTTTGTTTTTGCCTTGCTAAATCACTTTCTGCTAGTGCTTCATTTAAAGCATTTGCATTATCAATTAAATCTTGTTTATGTTTTTCAGCTTCGATTTTATTGTCTGCTGCAATTTTAGCATTTTTAGCTTTATTGTCAGCTATTTTCTTTTTGTTCTCCTCTTGTTGTTTTGCTGTTGTTTCTTCTTCGTCTTTTTTTACCTTAGTTTTATAGCTTTCTTCTTCTACTCTAATATTGGTAATATTGTTTTTCTTTTGATTTACTAATTCAAAATATTTTCCTCTTGTTTCGCTTATTTCTTTTTTTACAGACTTAATTAGTTCCTCATCTTCATCAATATAAGCTTGTTTTAAAATTGCTCTTTTTTCCTCTAATTTTTCTTTTAAGAAATCAACATTTTTTTGCCTTGCTTTTTCGTCGTTGTTTAAATTCTTTAATGTTTGATTATGTATAGTTTCTTCACTTGCACCCTGAGCAACTAATATTTTTAACCTATTTTCACCTGATTGTTTTATAGCTGCGGAGTTTCTTTCTAAGGCTTTTTCCTGTCTTTCTAAACTTGCGTTTAATTTTTCGTTTTTCTCCGTTGCTGTTTCTGTAGAACTTGAAAAGAATTTAAAAGCTGCAACGGCTGCCGTAATTCCTGATACTATTAAAAGAATAGGATTTTGTTTCATTACAAAGTTCAAAGCCTTCATAACTGTAGTTCCTATAACCTGAACAACGTTTAAAGCTTTTTGACCTATTGCAGTTCTACCAATTACAGCGGCTAAGTTTGTAAAGGCATCTTTCGCTCCCATTACTGAATTGATACCCTCCGACAAAGCCATAGCACTTTGAACTTTCAATAAAGTAGCTTCGACATCCTTAGATTCAACACCGATTAAACCCATTGCACCCTGCACCGCACTAAATCCACCTGCAACACCTTGTAAAGCGCCACCTAAAGCATTAAATTTAGCATCAGGATTAAAGGCATCCGTCAAAGCCTTTGCGTCACCTATTGCATCTTTTAATTGTGCTGCTTTTCGTGCTGCGTTTATAGCTTCTGTAGACGTTGCGCCAAACTTTTCGGATAACAATTCAACATCTCGTTGCGCTTGCTTTAATTGGCTTTTTAAACTACCTAAGTTAGTTTCTACATTTAAATTAACTGTTTTAGTTTCTGCCATATTTTCTAGATTTTATTTTTCTAACTCCTTGCTTAAAAGCTTCCGCTGTTGTTTTCGGTATTTCATTTATACCCTTTGCAATATCTATATTTTCAGACTCACCAAAAAAATTAGAAATTGATAATAGTTGTAGTAAATTTTTCATTGATTTAAATATAAAGTGTCATCTAATACGTTGCCAAAATTATCTGTTGAATTAATTTCCAAATATGGATTATAAACCTCTCCTTTTTCGCTTCTAATAATTGTACCGTCGTCCTCCGTTCTAACTATTGTACCGTCATCTAGTTTTACGTATATTACAGGATTAGGATTTGCGTTAATTATTAACTCTACAATAGTATCATTGTTTAAACCGCTCCCACCTACAACATTAACACCACTTCCACCTGTTACATTTACACCGTTTGGATCTGTATTATTAGGAACAAATATTTCAACTGAATAATTTCCGCCTAAGTCGTTAACGTTTGGAGTGTTTGAAGTTAAAATCTTTCTAAAATCGTTTATCAATTCTAAACTAACTTCACCGCTAGTAATGTCTGAATTTATAGTATTAATTATGTATCTTTTATTATCAATTACTAACCTATCATTTAAACGTAATGAAGTAATTAAAGATATTGGAAAATATGCCTTAAGTTTTGTTAATCTATTTTTTGTGTTAAATAAATTAGATAAATAACCAAAGTAATAAGTAGCAAATAATGAATTATCAATTAGTTTATTATACCATGTTGAGTTGTCACTAGAAAAATTTAACGAATAAATATTACCGTTTGTAAGCAAGTCTTGACCGAATAAAGCAACATTGTTTATTGTGCTTTCTGTTGTACCGTCGTAAAAACGTATTGCCGTTGTTGTCCCACCATTTAAATATAATAATACAGGTTTAGGAACGTACGGTTTAAAGTCAGGCTCACCGTTTAAAGCATAACCAACTTGTAACGGAGTTGTACTGAATTTCTGAAATAATAAATTTTCAAAAGGTACATCAATTTTATATTCGCCACCGTCGTATGGATAATTATTTGATATGTCCCCATATTCACGACCATTAAAATCTCCAAACTGTCTATTTGTAAATGACTCACTTTTTTGATATGATAACGAAACATTTTTATACAATGGTAAACGATCAACCGTAATTGTATCATCATCTACATGCTTTGTAACGTCAATTATAGCACCTTTTGAATACCAATTATCTAGTGGTTCGATTTGAAAAGTATCAATCCCAACTGAATAACAAGTTAAGTTAAATTGTTTTAATATTCCGCTAAAGAAATCAGAAACTGTTATGTCTGGCATGTTAGAATAAACACTATTTGTATTACTAGACAAATTTAAACCTATTGTATTTTTAGCAATTACATAACCTCCGTTAACTATTACTTTTGCATTATTTACAGTTGCATAATATTTTCTATCTAATGAAATACTATATTTAATATTAATACTTTGTTCACTTCTAATCTTGAACTTTAACCATCTACTTCCTAATCCGTAATAATTATAAATATTAATACTATTCGATGTCGCTGTATTTACATTAACAGTATTAAAAAATACTCCATTAACATATACGTCAATATAAATTAACCATTGTGGGCCCGTTATTATTGGCGCATTATCAATAGTAAATATACAATTTATCCAAGTGCTATTTAATGATTCTGAATAACTTAAAAATGTATTTTCTTCTTCTCCTTGCGGATTACCTACTTCATAATACATTTTAAAAACATCACGATTTGCATAGTCTTTATATTGTGTAAATGTATTAATAGGTAAATCACGTCCATTTATTTTTGTATCAATATCGTTTGTATTTTTACACCATAAAAACAACTTTTTAAAACGATCAGTATTTAAGAATGTAGATTGAAAAGTTATATTAAAATCATTTTGTATTGCTTCAAATATCTTACTTACCTTAATAGCAGGAAATAACTCTCTCCAATCTATACGACCTAATGAAGTCGCTAAATCTGTACTCGTTCCATCTGCATAACTCCATAACTTTTGGCTAGTAATTAATGGGTAACGTATATCGTAATTTGTTGTAGTGTCTGTTATTCTACTTTTAACCGCTGCACCTGTATAAGGATTAGATATAAATGAATAGTCTAACTGATTTATTTTAGTATTTCCAAAAGTATCTTTTAAAGAAATTAAGTCACCGTAAAATGTAATACTATAATGTTCTACTTTTCCATTTTTAACACTACTACCCTCTAATTGAATTTTACCTGTACGAAAAGGAACCGTACCTATTTCAATGTAAGCATAACGTCGTAAATTATGATCTATTGTATTATCAACGTCGTTTTGGTAAAAGTATTCAAATATCTTATTATTATTATCGGATGCAGGAACAGTAAATGATTGACTGAAATCTGTATAAACTTTTGAAATATCCTGAACGTTTTGAATCGAACTAGATATGTTTATTTTTTCGTCATCAAATAAATCTAACTTTAAGTAATTATAACCGTAACCTAATAATGTATTTGGTTCTGTCCCTTCAATGTAAATATCTACCTGTCTTTTCATATTAAATTAAAGGATTTGAAAAGTTAAAATCTAAAGAATAATTAATCAATTTATTGTTTATGTTTTTCTGCAAATCAACTTGCTTAGTTGTAATTGTAGCAGGTTTATTGTTAATTAATATCCTATCACTAAGTAATATTTGTTTAATAGTGTCTTTAAAGTCTTCATCAACCCACCCTGTATTTGTTTTAATTGATTCAGTTCCGTTTGTGTTAAATGTAGTTATTAAATTCTCTTGAGCGCTGTAAACGTTTGGTATTGCTCTATAGTTTTTATATTGTTGACTTTCTACATTTACGGTATCAGTTGAGTTTTTAAATAAAAATTCTCTTTGCCATGACCCGTATTTATTTATGAAGTCTAAAGTAACTGGAGAATATCTACATTCTGAAATTGGTTTAAAATAATAGGTTGCTAAAACAACATCGTCTTGGTCTAATATTTCTAACTTATTTCCATCAGCCCAATTGTCAGGAAAAACACGATAAATAGTTTTCCAACCTTGATTGGTAACCATGTTAATGTCTTCACCTCCATTTGCTAAGTTAGTGTATTTAAATTGTAGAAATTGAACGAGTGACATATTGTAGTTATTGTACAATGTCAAATCTCCTGCAGGCAAAGTAATATAATTCTTTGTACTGTCGTAATGATAATAATATGTTTTTTCGTCTAATAAAAATACACCGTAATCGTTATTAATACCGTCAACTTGATAAGAATAACCTTTAAAAGCTGTATAAGTTAAATTGTCTATTAAAGTGTACGTCGTTCCTACTAATTTATAACGTTTAATTCTAACATTTGTATAAATTTCTGTGTTTGTACTAACATCTACAGTTCCATAGTTAACTGTATAAGTCTTATTAGTAATAAATTCGTTTATGTACGGTGAGACATCAAAATAAACACTATTTACGTTACTAGCAGGACTTAACTTGCTAAGTGTGTATTGTGGAACTGTTGGCGCTGTCGTTCCTTGTTTCCAAAGAAATATCTCAACCTTTCCACCAACTATACCTGTCCCACTTGCTTCTACTATGTACGGACTTTTAGATAATATTATACTCATTTCTTTTTCGGTTGTTCTATTGTCTGATTAAATAACGTAATTGCATCTAAACCGTATTTAGTAACTAATTCTTCAGGCAATCTTTTAAATGCAGCTTCAAATGGTTTTGTAAAAAATAAAGAAGGTTTAATACCATTGTAATAAATAGAACGTGCAATTAAAAATTGTAAACTTTTACGAGAAATAAATTTACCTTGCTTATCTTTTGGTGCTATTCCCTTTCTAACTATCCATTTATCTAATTTGCTAGGCGGAGGCATCTTAGTTCCGAACTTATATGCTGTCGTATAAACTGAACGTTTACCATTTACACCCTTATCCTGAAACTGTCCGTAATCCTCCATTGAAAAATACAAGCTAAATGAGTTCGCCATCAACTTGTATTCTCCTTTTAAGCTATTATAAAGCTTCTTAGAGCTATTCTTTTTAAGTCTAGTTAAGTTTGTTCTACTTTCTTTTATTACGTAGTCACGAAACTTCTTTAATTCCTTTTCAGTTTCTAACATATAACCATACTATTTTCACAAATAACATCAAAAGTCATAGTCCAACCTGCAACATTTTCTTCAAACTTATCGTAAAAAGGCTCACAATTTGCAACATTTTCAATCTGATATAAATCACTGAATAAAGAACCTCTATACATACTTTCGTAAAGTCTATTAAGTATTGATAAAGTTGTATTCATTACATCATCCTCATTATTATTCCCTGTGTATTGTACAACCGTTTCATCTTTACTAAAATCAACCAAATCCATGCAAATAACTGATATATTAAAGATTAAAACTTGCTTATCAAATGTAGAACTATTAACCATAATATGGCATAAAGGGAATAGGTTTTGTTTGTTGTTTAATACACTTGCCAAATCCCCCTTAGTCGTTTGATTAACTAAACTATCATTGTTTACACTATCGTAAAGTTTTGTCACTATGTCGTAAAATCCGCTCATTTTAATCTTTGTTTTTTTAATTGGTTTATTTCAATTCTATTCTTTTGCTTTTCGAAAGTTAGAAAGTTAAGTATGGTAAATAGTTCTGTTCTGAGGACTTCATCAAATTTTGTAACGTCTCCCTTTGCGACTGCATAAATTGACTGATACCATCCCCATCGTTTGCTAAATTGATTTTCTTCGCTAAAATCATTCTGTTGCTCTTGTTCAGCTTCTTCATCTGATTCTCCAAATAGTTGATTGTAGCTGTTAACAACTCCCTTTCTAAATTCCAAAAAAAAACATGTGAACTTAACGCAACTGATAAAGGAGTATATTTCATAAGATTGCTAAATTCTTCAACGTTATTAAATGGTGCAATTAGATATTGATTACTTTTATTCTTTTCAATTACAGGACGGTACAATACTGCCATCGCTTTGTGAAACGTATCAAAGTCTTTAAATTGACTTTCTAATTCGATATATTCCTCCCATGTAATTTTATCAAAATTCGGTATCATACCTAACTCTAAATCTTTTATTTTAAATGTAGGTTTTAATTTAGGTATCTCGCTAAACAATTTATTAAAATGATTAACCAATTCAACCATATCATTAAAAGCTATTTTAACAACTTCTTTTAGTTCAATTCCACAAAATATTTGTATCATTTTTTGGGCCGTAAACTCGTCGTCATTTGAGTTCTTTGAAACTTCCATAAACTTTTGGTAGTGCATCAATGGAATTTCATCTAATGAAGTCGGTATTGTTAATTCTATTTTCATATTAATATATTGAGTAATTACCTTTATTTGGATTGCTTAATTGATAGCTTACTGCATATCTTAACGCATCTAAAGCATGATTGTATTTATCAATCGGAGTTTGTGACTTTTTTTCCAACCAACAATAGTTGTTAAATTCTTTTATTAGATCAATACTATTTTCTTCTATTATCAATTCGTAGTCTCTTAGCATCTCAATGCCTTCTGTAATCTTATGCTTTACACAAGGTACGACATTATTGCCTTGATGCTTTAATTCTGCTATTAAACGAGGTTCTGCATTGTCACCAACTATTAATCCACCTTTGGTAAAATGATTGTTTAAACGTGCTAATTCTGTTGTTACTAATTGAGTTTGATAAATATGTAGTTTGACATAAATAAGTTTTTTACCCTTATCTATTGAGGTTTCAACTAATGTAGTCGGATCGTTTGAAAATCCGTAATCCTGACCGAATACCGAACCGTTATCGTTGTTAAATTCTCCTATTCTCCAATTGTTATAAATAACACCTTCGGCACGGTTTAACCATCCACCGAGAATAGTATGTTTATATTTCTCTGGTCTTCTTTCTTTAATATCATTTATTTGATTTAAAAAACTTTCTGATAGGTTTTCTTCATTATCTAAGTAAGTAGTATGAATGTAGGTTATATCGTCTTTTGTTGCGGTTGTGCCTGCTTCAATTCCTTTATTCTCGAAAAACTTTTGATAAATAAAATGTTCTTTCGTTGAAGGATTAAGTATTAATATAACTCGGTTTTGTTTTTCCTTATGCCTAATCGAATAATCTATTTTATCGAATGTTTCTTCATCTGTTAACTCCTCCGCTTCATCTAATACCCACGTTGTAACTCCTGATAAAGATTTAAGATTTGCTGTTTGTTGACCGCTTGAAGTCTTAATACCTTTAAATAAAATCTTTGATCCTGTGGTTAGGTTTATAATCTCATCCTTTGTAATATGGAAGTCCTGATGTCTATCAATAATATCAATCTTTTCTATGAACTCAGGTATAATTGAAACGTGAGCCGAAGTTAATGTATAACGAGTGAATAATATAACGTGACCGACTTCGTAAGTAAGTGCTAATAAAAAGCTATTTATCGAAAATGATTTGCCACTTCCACGACCTCCCGTAACTACGAAATATCTACTATCAGAAAATAATCCTTCATATTTTTTACTTAATTCTAACAAGTTCTTTAATGTTAAAATCGTTTAAAGTTAAATTAGTATCAATAGTTTCTTTTGGTTTTCCACAACCGTACTCTATTAATATTTTTGCACTTGCTATTCTATCTGTTGGACGTTTAGTTTCGTCTAACATAATTTCAGCTATTACTCTAAAAGCATCTTGTACATGAGGTTGTGCTAAAGTGAAACCTTTTATCTCATCAGATATAGATTTACGTCCTGAATTTTCTCTTTTACCTCCGTTATTTTTTCTGTTATCCATAATTGAAAAAAATTGATTTATCAATTAGTATCTAAAACCTTTTTAAGTTCTTTTACCAAATCTCTCCAACAACTTCCGCACATTGTAGGTTGTTCATTCTTACTGAATATCCTATTGAATATCTGTATCAATCTAATTTGTTCTAGTGGTGAAATCTCATCACTTAAAAAGCAATCGTTTAAAAATTCAACCTCGTTTAATTCTAATGGTAAATGATTTGCCACTACTAATTTACATTTTTTCTTTGCCATGTTATATCAATTCAAATTCTTTGTTTAAATAATCTTCAAAATCTTCACCTATCTCTAATCTAATTTTCTCCTTTGTTTTCTTAATACTTCTGAAAACTGTTGAGGGTGCTATGTTGTATTTAGCCGCTATTTTTCTCATTGATAAACCTTTCTCAAAATAGTTATTCAGTATTATAACGTCTGAATAGTGTGTTTTGTATTTAACGGCTTCTATTTTAGTGTTAATCTTTTTGAACGATTGAAATTCCAGTTGATCTATTTGTTCAGAAACTAAGCCTTTAACGTCTTCTAAGTTAACTTTTTGCATTCTATTATCTATTCTAACCTTATCAATATAAACTGATCGTAAAGTAAGCCAAATGTAAGCATCTGATATATCTTTGTTGTTTTTGTTTGTGTATATTTTTAAATACATATCTTGAACAACATCTTCTGAAATTTCACCAGCTCCAAATGATTTAGCAATTGACACCCACTTTTTATGGTTTTTGGCTAACTTTTCTAAATGCTTCATATGATTAAGGTCATTTGTTTATTGAACATTGCATCTACAACAGTTTGACATCCGTATCTTTTAACCGCCAAATCAATAAAATAAGGTTCTTTTCGTACTCTATAATTTGACTTTACTATAGGCAAAGGGTCGATTAAAATACCATCTACAAACGTAGCTTTGATATTTCTTACTTTGCAATATTGCTCTAGTTTTTCTAATTGTTGCATATTAGCCTATAAAGATAATAATATTTATCACATTTGACATTTTCGTAAACAATTAATTCGATATATTCAAAAAGTTCTACTGTCATTTTTTAGTTTTAAAAGTAGTGTAATTATTCACTATATAAATTACAAATTCTCTCATGAATATACTATCTCCTTCGCTCTTATACC